AAAAGGATTGAGTGATCCACAAGGAACAGATCAGGCGATTGTTGAAATTGTTAAAAAAGGGCAACGAGAATTTTATCTAAACACTGCATCAAGTATGGGTATTGAAGGTGCAAAAAATTATGTTGGACGTGGGAAATATCAAGTGTATTACCCGAACTTAGGATCATATGTTTCAGGAGTTGTGTCAAAAGCGTCCAATTCTTTTTTCAGTTGTTGAACCTCTGGGTGATTCATTATTTCAGGATCTAATTTATCGAAGCTGTCAACCAAATCATCTTCAAATTTGAATTCAACAGGGGTTGTGGGTATAGCGTCAAACTCTTTGTCGAATGCTTTTGCAAAGTTGTTATATCCCATTTCACTTCGTTGTAGTCTAGCTTCTTCTTGAATGTTTACCTCTTGAATATCTGGACTAGCTCTTTCCATAATGTTAATGTCAGTTTCAATTTCTGGCATTCTATTCTTGTTTAATTCTTCTGATAATGTTCTCATTGAAACATCATATGCTGTTTGGTTCAAAATTGTTTTAGACAGTTGCCGTTCATTCCATCTTGAAAATACTGCATAAGCATCAGCGTCATGTGTTCTTGATTTAATAGTATTTAAAAGAACTGTGTCTTGAATGCCACTGCCAAGCCCTCGAAGTGTACCTGCAAAACCTGCATTAACCAAAACTTGCATACCACCGTCAGCAAGGGTATAATCAACTTTTGCCCGTTTGTTCAATGCCATCACACCCGTTGGTTTAAACTGTCTTATAGCCTCTGAAACTGACGCAACACCTGCCTCATAACCGAATGCTTTTGCTGCATTTCCAACAATTGTTTTCCCAAATATTTTACTAGGTACACCAAAAATTTCCAGTGCAATTTCAGGTTCTGTGAAATATGCACCAAGCGAACCAATCATATCAGCAGCAGCACCAGCTGTTGTGAATGTTTGGTTCTGATATTTTTTAATATTATTTGTATGAATTTCTTTGAATTTATCATCAAGTGTTGTTTGTGTAACGCCCTGAGCATTTGCAAGAATAATTCCTTTCAACGCGTCCTCTTTGAAGAACCCACCCTTCTTAGTCAACAATCGCCCCATCATTGTGATACCATCAGCAGCAACAACCTCACCGTCAGAACCTATTGTATAAGCCCCTTTTTCAATTGCCGATCTGTAAGCGTCTTTTTGCTCAGGTAATAAATCAAGATATGAGTCATACACCTCTTTATTTTCTTTATAGTCTGGAAGGTTTTTTATGATTTCATCGTTAGCCAATCTATCCACATGATCATAACTTCTACCAAGTCCTGTTTCAACTGTTCTATTGAAACCACTTTGAAGTGTATCGACGCTAAATTCGTTACGTTTAGCGTCAAGTTCGTCCACATCAACCAGTGGGATTAATTCGTTATTTACTTCCATAATTCAACTCCACTGGTTTTAATTTTCCGTTTGTATCTTTCTCTGAAACATATGATCCTAAGTTCGGGTAATACACTTGATATTTCCCACGTCCAACATAATGTAACTGTACTGAACCATCAAAGAAGTTAGCTAAACCTCTAATATCATTTTGCAACGATTCATTTTTATTTGTATATGTTTTTAAATAATTGTCAAAAGTGTCTTTGCTAACATTCATAGGAAGGAATATTTTTCGTCCGTTGTATGTAGCAATTTTCCCACTTGTAGCCTCAATAGCTTCCTGAGGCGATACAACAATACCTGATGCTAGTTTTGCCTTAGCGTAGTTGACTGCGGCGCTCTGATACGCATTAAAATCATTTGCACTAGCTCGTCCAATAATATCACCTAATGACATTGATACTTCATTTTTTAGTTTTGGTGGTGCCTCATTGTCAAGCTGGTCACCAGTTAACACCAATTGAGCAACAGCGACATTTTTAGCATCTAATAGCTCACCAGAAAACGCAAGTACACCTGATGTGTTTTTGCTTATTTCACTTAATACTTTTCCAGAGTTTTTCAACTCTTTTACATTATTTAAAAATGTCAACTTATCAGCAACGCTTGACGTGGCATACCAAGTTTTCATGTTATCTTGTTCTGATGGTGTTAGAAACTCAGCTTGTTTCCCGTATTTCTCAGTCAGCGCATCTTGATACATTTCCCTTTTCTTCAATCCAATTATGTCAGTACTTGCGTTAACAAACGTATTATCAATCATTTTAAAATCTTGCGCAGTTTCCATCAGGTTACCAAGTGCAAACTTTTTATGTTGTTTTTCTAAATATTGTTTTTGCTCTAAACCTTCAACGGTTGAGGTATCAATCGCGTTTATCATTTCTGCTTGTTCTGAAATCGGTTTGCTTTTCATATCAATCAAAGCGTTGTAATTGTTTGCAGCAATTGAATAATCTTTTCTCAACTTAGGCGAAACCGTCATGTTTGGATTCAGTGGTTCTGATGGTGCTGTCCCACTCTCTAAAATTTTGATATTCTCTTGTACTAATTCATTGTTAAGTTTAACTTGTGTTAATTCAGCCTCGCTCTTTGCAATTTCACGACTATTGATTTCAGACTTAATGCTGTTTCTGATCTCAACTTTCTCGTCTGCTGTGTATGCGTCATCAAACTCGATTGACTTCAAATAATTTTTTGCACCTTCAATACCCATACTTGATGCAGTGTTTAGATAAAATTCTCGTTGCCCTTTTTTAACAATTTCAACAATCGCCTGATCTGTTCCTTGTGGATCACTCAATCCTTTTGCTTCTAAAACTTGATATGCAGCTCTAATTTTCTCAATTGAGTCCCTAGGATCCATACCTTTTCCCATTTGAGAAATTAAAATCCCAGTGTTTGCTGCGATGTTATTCTTTACACCAATTGTTTCACGCTTAATGTTTAGATCAATACGTGCATCAGTCAAGTTTTTAGTGAATGCAGCTGTTGTTGACTCAGCACTTTGACTCAGTATAAATTGCAAATCTTTACTTGGTGCTTTTATTATTTCATCATGTGTTGACTTTGCATTTTCCAATAAAAATTTTTCAGGATCACCGTTGTATTTTTCATAGTTAGCAAGTGTAGTTTTGTTCAGTCTGTCTTTTGCAGTAGCCACGTATGCTTCATTACCTATTTTATTATAAGCCTCTGCGTAAGGTGACTGATCATTTCTTGGTACATATGCACCACTCATTACATCGTCAAGTGCTGTGTCTTTTGCACCTGCAACTTGTTGAGCCGTTCCGATCGCTAAGACACTTTCACTGAATGAATTTAATCTGTCAAGTAATGATAAATTCATAGCACCAGTTTTTTTAATCATTTGACCTTGGTTCGCAATTTCACCACCAACGTTAATTGTGGCTCTTGCATTTTCCATTGAACCACTAACGTCACCCTGTAACTGATTTACTTCTTGTCCTTTTCGTTCTAATGACATAATTAACCTTCTGTTTTAGCTGGTGCTGATTTCAGTTGAGAACCTGCAAGTCCTACCTGAGCAAGACTTCCAATACTTGAATAAATACCAGACTTGAATGCAGCTTTCCCAGCAATTGCGTTTGATCTTGCTGAACTTCTTGCAGCACTTGCATTTTTCTCAGCACCAATTGCGCCTAATTTAGCTTGAATTGATTTTATCTCACCACTTCTTTGAATTCTTCCGACATCAGCTTCTGCGTTAATGTCATTTGATCTCGCGATTATATCAGCCGAACCTTCGCCAGTTTTTCCCATAGCGATATTTGTTACAGTATTTCTTGCTGCAACATTATTAGCTTCAACTAATCGCTGAGCTGACATCGCCTCTGCATTTATTCTTTCCATTTCAGCCTGTAGATTTAAAGATGCAGCCTGAGTATCATATCCCCCAGCGCTCATATTCAAACCAGCAGCTGACAGTTGTGAAGAAGTTTTTTCAAGTGAACCTGCTCTTAAATCAGAAGCAACACTTGCAAAACCTTTCCCAACCAAACCATACCATTGATAATTAGTCAATTCACCAGCCATTTGTAAACCCCTTAATATTTTATTTCTGTATCTAATTGTAACAATGTGAACGGCATCGGTAATGTTTGACTTATTCTTATTGAATTATGATCTGCATAACCTAATAAAAAAACCTCTTTAATACCTGAATGTGGTTTTAACTGATTGCTAAAATCCATAATAAACTGACGATCAATGATACGATTATTTTCCACAGTTATTCCAAGTGTATTATACACAACTAACTTAACACGAACAAGTCTTTTTCTAACATTTATCAGTGAACCTTGTTTTGTCTCACGATTGATGTTCATTGTTTCAGCTGTTACGACAAAGTTAAAACCAATTTCTTTTTTGCTGTGTGTACTAGGGAAATTGGCTTTTAAAAACAAACCGTCAACATAAAGCGTAGCTATACCATCGTAAAAGTCATCACCACGTTTTGATAATTGGTTAAAATCAATAGCAGCTGATGTTGGAAGTTTTATAAAAGTATCTGAATTATCAATCTCTGTCTGATGATCCATCAATGCAGACTCGTCAACTAACTCAATAAACTGTTTCCCACCACGATCAACAAGTACATAAATATCTTGGTCAACAACAGAAACGTCTTTATATTCACCTGCCGTTGACCATGTTGACCAACCCTGCACGTCTTCAAGACGCAATGTATTTAAAACAGCAATTGTCCCATCACCGTTCACACAGAAAACAAGGTTTGCAACATCATCACCAACACCAGTTGCACTTGCCATTTTAACTACGTCTTTTACTAAATGATTTGCTAACAATGCAATATTTGGTGACACGTAAGCATCTTCGTCAAAACTAAAAATAAACTTTCTCACTGCATTTCCAGATCTGTCAACGTAATAAGTCGCCCCATCAATTTCAACTGTTGCTATTCTTTTTGCACCGTACGATGTTTGTCTTTGATAACCACTTGTAGCAGGTGTTATTGGATTTGCTGGGTTATAGTAATCGCCTGACTCAGTGAACAATTGCAGCGTTCGACCACTTACAATGTTCGTAATACTATCGAATGTACCTGATCTTATTGTGTCAAAAATTCCCAAGTCATCACCACCATCGCCCAATAAAAAATTAAATTCATCATTTACAACAGAACCTAAAACTGTGATCGGTTTGCTCTTTGTACCACCAAAATACATTCGCCCTTGGTATAAGGTGACTGTTTGTGGATAACCTCTTGTTGCGCTCCAAATAGGTTCGTAGTTATCTGTTCCATCTTGAACTGTTAAACTAGATCCAGAACGAACTTCAATGATGTGACCGCTAGTCGGCGCAACTATGAAAGTTATGATTCGTGCATCTTTATTGTATGTATAATCCGTAGTTAAAAGCTTTTTAACACCGTTTACATACACAGAAAAAGGGGCTTTTGAATATAGCAATATAAATTCAACCTCAACACCATCACCTGTGAAAAATTCCTGAGTTCCAACAACGTTCTTTGTATAATCATACAATGGGATATTCTCAAAAGTAATTACATCAAGAGTCCATAACAGTTCAGTTACACCTCTCACAAGCCTAATTGGTGCAAAATCAGGGTGTACAATAATTAGAGTATCAGCGTATTGTGTTACGTCCAATTCAGCCAATTGACTTTCTGTGAACGGTGTCGTAGGCACTATTGACACTAGAGACAATTTATCTTTAATGATTGTGATTTTGTTTGTTTCAAAAACAATTAAATACTTCTGATCTATATTAAAGACAAATTTTTCCAGTCGAACCTTTCCTGTAAAGTACAATTCCTGCGCAGCATAACCAAGTGAAAAATCATCACTCTTTAAAACCGGTCGCGTACCTGCCCTTCGTTTAAATCCACCATGAGGCATTAATGTAATATTGTCACCAAGCTTTAATGAATTGTAATATTTTGCAACATCAGTTCTACCTGCAAGTGTTGGTGATATTACGCCATTTGTAAATGATGTTTGTACAACCGTTGATTTTGGCATCTAGTAACTCCTATAATTTCTAGCTTGTCTCATTCGTAGTGGATTTGTTCCAACCGATCGAACAGATTTTGAAGTTGCCGCAGCACTATCATTGAATTTAGCTTTTTTTAATAGCACCTCAAACTTACTTTCATAAACACTTGCATTTGTTGCGTTTTCCGTCACAGGGATAGCCCATTTAGCCGCTAAATAGAATTCCAATGTTTCTCTATACAATGGTGGTAAAAACGACTCAGGGACTCTGTATATGTAATCTAAGTCAACAGAACTTGCATCTGTGTAAAGTTTGTCTTCAAAAATTTCGTAATCAGTTGTTGGAAATACAGTCAACACACGCAAACAGTCTGTTGGCAATTGGTATTGATATTGAAAGTTGTTGATTGGTTTTGCTGTTAATTTACTGAGTGTTTTTTTCTTCTTAGCAAAAGTCCAAGGATGCAAAGTCAAAAGAGCCACATATGATGTTTCATAAAAAGCTGAGGCAACAGTACCACCAGCACCAGCGTCTGTGAATGATGTTATTTGATTGTGACCTAAGAGTAGTAACGCATTAGATGCGATACTTATTGAGGTTGTTGTTGTCATGTGAGTAATCCTTAATATTAGTTAGTAAAGCCCACCGAATAAAAATCAATGGGCTTTGTAACCATATTAAGCTATTGGCATAGCCGTAGTTGTAACAGGTTTAACACCAGCGGCACTTGTAACCACTAAAACATTAGGCGTAACACCATCAGTAACGAAGATGATATTTCCTTTTTTAAGAACATCACTAGCGTCATTAAAGAAACCAGATGCAGCCATAGCAGCTGTGTTGTCAACTGCTGCATTCATACCATATGTAAAAAGGTTTACATCATTACCAGTAACGCTTGCGTTTGAAAAGAATTTTCTATTAAAAGCCATAATTTACTCCTTATACGATTTTATATTGGAATCTTAATAAACCAGCAGGATCAGCGATACACGCACCACCTTTAAATTTACCCATAGATAACCATGATTGTTTGTCAACTGACCACTCAACTGATGTTTCAACTTCTAATCCAATTGCTTCACCGATTGCTTTTTTATCCCACGCGTAAGCTGATTGAACACCTGCTGAAATCAACGGTAAACCACCCTCAGCCCTATTTGTACCAATTCTCTTAAACTGAAAGCCCATAAACTCATTAAGAGTACCTTGTTGTAAAGCTTTCACTGATGCGTAATCAGATGATGTAACCTTAGTTTCGTTATATAAACCTGTGAAACCATTTGGTGTCATAGCAATATATCTCTCACCGTCTGGAATCTCAGCATTATCCATCAACTCTTTGATTGTGATTAGTGTTGCAAGTGACATAGCAGCAGTTGAACTACCAACTAAAGCAGCACTAATTAAATCACCAATTGGCGCAGCAGCCATAGCATCAATAGCAATTTGATCTCTCAATCTACCGATTGCACCTTTTGTTGTTGTAGCTAACTCAGAAACTTCATCAATTAAAACTTCTTTTTTCCCGAATAAATCCGTGTACTCAGGTGCTTCATAATCTAAAAGATTACAAGTTTCATAAGAATGTCCAACACCCATTGGTACAACATCAGCTGACGGTGATCCCCTTCTGTGAGCTCTACCTTTCCCCATATTATTAAATGTAGTTTTATCCCCAGTCACACCAGTTCTAGTTCTAAAACAACCTCTTAGAACACCCATTGATTGGTATTCGTGCTTAGTTTCCATATCAAATTGCGTTACGGCAACTTCATTAAGGTATCTACTCATATTGACTCCTGTGATTTTAATTTTTTTATTGTTTCGATTTTAGGTATTTCGGTCACAAAGGTCACCAAAGTTAAAATCTCTCAATCTCACTTTGACAACCTTCAAGCCTATTCGTAGGGTGTTTGTTAGTTTCAAAATAAATTAATGTCACATTGTAACAATTTATTTATTAAAATACAATAGGTAACCAGTGTTAATCTTCACTGTACCCTTGAAAGTTACAAGTGAATGAAAGCATAGAACTCAAATCATCTTGTATTAGAAACTCTAAAAAATCAGGAGGTTCTGATGGATCAAGTTCAGCCACAACACCAGCACTTGTTAGTAACCACATACCTGATGTACCATAAGTCCCACCACCACCTCTGTCGTTTAACGCTTGAATTTCATCAGCACCATATATTGAACAGACAAATAACATGGAATAGCTGATCAACAGTAACAATACGAAGCTACGCATAACTATCTCTTTTGCTTGTTATACTGTTTGATCATTTCTTCAACTTTAGCGGCATATTCTGGATCAACCATTGTTTTTCTCGAACCGCTTTCTGTCTTTGCAAACATAGCAGCACTTAATTCATCGTGCGTGATTCTTTCTGTGCTAAATGTTGATTTTGTTCTATCTGGGTTCACTTGTTGACCGTCTAATCTTGCAATGATTGACTCATAGAATTCAGCATCAGCAGCAGTTACAATTTTACCGTTCATCATTTCTTTAGATTCTTCACCAAACTGTGCAACCCACGCATCATTAATGTTCTTGATTCTAATGTCCGCATCTTTACCAAGTTTCTTCAATTCCTCTTGTATGAATGCTTGATTGCTTTGATCTAATTTTGTCTTTAATCTTGTGATAACGTCCTCGTACTTATCTTGTGAAAGCCCGTTTTCTTTACCCCATGCTTGAAGCTCAGACATAACATCAGGTGAAAAACCTTCAATCTCATTACCGTCAGCATCTTTGATTGGTTCGTAGTTACCTTCTGGCGCACCTTTAAAAGCTCCGAATTTCTCATTGGCTTCTGTTAACTTAGTATTAAAATGACTTTGTTGCTCAACATAACCTTTTTCAAGATCCTCAACTGAAACATATTTACTTGCATACTTGTAACCTTCTTCACCGAACTTAGGTTCTGGATTTCCTTCACCACCACCAGCGCCATCACCTTCATCGGCAAATAAACCGAATAAACCTAAACTTAAAAGTAATCTTAACACACTAATTTTTTTCATTCTTAACTCCATTGATTATAATTTTAATTGCTTTAACAACTGATGCTTGACCTTCTATATACATAACCTCACCAAATTCCGTCTTGCCTGACACAATCGGATCAATATATGCAGCCGTCAATTCATCTAGCACCTTCTTACCGTCATCTGTTCCAAAAACATTTTTGTATAACAAGGCTCTTTGTTCTCTTTTTTTTACCTGATTGTCAAGTAAATCCTTGTTAGCTTGTTTTGATTCCTCAATCTTATCATGTAAACTACTACTCATTTATCACCCTTGTGGTTGTGTTGGTACACTTGCGTCAGTTTGCGCTTGTTGACCTTGTATTGACGCTTGTTGCATACCTGCGACAGCTTTTTCTTCTTCTGCTTTTGTTCTGATCATTGATGCAGGTAATCCTGTTCGTTCAGCAACATATTTCGGCATTTCTTCGATTTTAAACTTAGCAGCGACTAATTCAGGTGGCATACTTTCCATATACATTCTAAACTCTTGTAATGCAGCTAGTTCTTCCGCGTCTTGGATTCTTGCAGCAGGGCTTGTGAACTTGATTGTTAATTCTTTTCCGTTGACTCTCAGTTTCGGAATTTTCCCTGCTTCACCTAGTACATAAACAATTCTTGCAAGTAATGTTTCAAGGAACTCTGTCTGTAATCTTCCCATAGCTGATTGAGTGTTCTGTAACATTTCAGCGTTTCTAATACTCATTTCAGTTGCAGATCTCACAGGTGTTTGTTCAATATTACCGAAACTTTGAGCTGTCATTGTTTGGTTAATTTTGTCTTGTAACTCTTTGATCTTAACATCAGTAACATCAAACCTTGCCGATGTGTCAAGTGGTCTGATTGATGGATTACCACTATCATTGGACTCAACCAAAACAAGTGAGAAAGGATCTGATATACGAATATTATCAGGATTCATAACACCATCATCACGAATTGTATATGAACCCGTTGCAGCAGCTATTACGGCAGCATCTTCATAGTAACTTAATGCGTTTAATTTAATAACACTTGGTAAAAGTTGTAGGATTCTACCGTATCCCATCGCTCTACCTGCTGATACTTGTTCCCTATAAATGATATAAGGGCTAGAATCTAATGTTATATCCATTAATACAGTTTCTTCACCTTTATAAAGTAATATGTGATTGTATTGGTTCTTCTTTTCATCGTAAACAACACCTTCAATAAGTGTGATGTTAATGTCTGAGTTGTCATTTAAAGCTTGTTGAAGTGTCTGTGTCAACTTCGCAGCTGGGTATAACTCTTTAATCTCATGTGCTCTCATTAGAAATTCACGGAAACACGTTTTAGTAGTACCATCATGTGATTTAGCAGGTATTAATTCAAGCATTGGAATTGATCTGAAACGTAGCGATGAACTTATACCATCACCTTTCTCACAAATCAACGCACCTGTTGAGATTCCAAGATCCATGTGACTTTCATGTGATGCAGATACAAAATTAGAGTGATGGATGTGGTCAAATATAATCTCAGTCACGTCTTCAAGTTTCTTATTGATTTCTTCTTTGTCATCCACTGAAACATCAGAACCAGCTTCAAGAACAGCCCAAGTTTTCCAAGCGGGTGTTAATTGTGTTTGCATTTTATTTGCGAACTTTTGAAGTGCTAATACAGCCGTATCGTCATAAATTTCTGGTGCTTCATTAAAGTTTGAATTCATACTGCCGTCAACATCAGCCGCAGGAAGGGAATACCTGTAAGCTTCTTTTAGCCTACTTAGTAATCCATCTTTCTCAGCTTTTGCACGGCTATACTTTTTATAATATTTGCCGAATGTGGTCATATTAATCTCCAAGAACTATTGATACAAGTTCTGCAACTGGTTGAGCCAAGATCAATTCAATGATTGCTGCGTTTGTTGATTTACTTGGAACTTCAATAGCCAACTGTTCAGCAATACCTTTAAGTTGTTTCTTTTCCATAGCTTCAAGATCAGCAGCTAACAACGCTATAAATTCAATGTCCTCAGATGATAACTCAGGTTCTGTAATGATTGGTTTAGCAGGAACTGTTGAGATTGTCATATCATTATCAGCCAATAACTTTTTAAATGCAGCATAAGTTCTTGTATCTTCAACGTCCATTGGAACACCCTCAGCGATTGCTTCATCAAACGAAACTACCATGTATTGAGCATATCTCAACTGTGATTCAAGTGTGAAGTCTTCAACATCAGCGCCGTTATGTAAACCAACAATCATTCCTTCAAGATCCGATTCGATCAACTCTTTTGTATCTGGTGTTAGATCAACCACATTGTTGTGACAATTGCACATAATATCTTTTCCAAGATTATACACTTTCTCTGGTGAAAAAACTGTTGATGCACCACAACCAACACAAATTATATTTACTCTTGTATCTACTTTAACTTTCATAATTAACTCCCTAATTTTGATTTCATTAAACCAGTGTCGCCACCAGTCAACAATGAGCTACCAGTCAATGATGCTCGTCTTGCTTTTTCGACCTTAGCTCTTGCACTGTCCGCCCTTGCAACAGTTGCTTCCTCAGCTTGAACAGCCGCTTGTGCTTTTTCCTGCTCTTGTGCTTTTGCTTCAAGTACAGCTTGTCTTTGTTGCTCAGCCTGAGCTTCTTTTTTCTGCTCTTTTTGTGCTTGAACAGAAGTTGCGACACCTGCAACAGCCGCAGAAGCTGCAACTGCTAAGGCAATTGATGAAATTGCTGCCATTCATATTTCCTTTCGATAATGATGTTCTAAAGTATTATAACCTAATTTATGATAAATTTTTCCAACACTTTCAGGTGATAATGATTCAAGGCATACCATCGTAACATAGTTACAACCTTTGTCTTTTGCATACGCCTCGTACTTCTTCATCAACTTGATCGCAACACTTGTACCTCGATACTCAGGCTCAACATACCACGCTAATTCCGAACATTGTAACATTGTCGGCTCTAAGAATGAGGGTGCAACAAACCCGACGATGAAACCTTTTCCACGCTCAACAACTGTGAATATCATTGAGTTTTGATTAAGTGACTCATAATATTCACGGATGTTGTTTGGATAAACGAAACCTGCTTCTTTATAAAAACGCGCAGCTGCTTCAACTATATAATCTAAATCCTCTTTACTTGTCATCTTTTAAATCCTTTCCCACCACTAAATTTTTTACCACTTTGTGCCAATTCTTTGAACTTACTATTTCCCATTAACTCTTTACCCATACCCAAACCATTCACAGCATAACCAGCAGCATCACAAACGTGTGAGTATTTATTCTTAGCAGGTTCATCTGTGAACATATTTCCAGAGGTCATAATTCTACGGTATTTATAACCACCAGCTAAACCTTTACGTAATTGCGCAGCTTTTGGTGTAACTAACAACGAAGGCAAACCACCACGCAAAGTGTTCAGCATCTTCTTAACAGCTTCAATTATTATCGTTGGTTTGTTTGTCGGAGCTAGTCGTACAGGTAATCCTAGGTCCTGCCATACTTTGAATTGAATATGATCCGTCACTTGATTCCTATGACCTGCTGCTGGATCAAGCCAGATTGTATTCTTGAATGATGCGTATTCACGTTGCATATATTCAAGTACCAACTGACCGAATTCAGCAGTTCCAATATCATCAGATACCATTTCATCAAAGAACACAAGCCTACCATATCCATCAATCTGACCAATTGGAACAGCTGAGGTTCGACCATTATCACCACCACAAATTAATGGCTTACTTGGATCAGGTATATATTCATCAATGCAGTGTAAGTTGTCATTGTATTCTGGATAAACTGGTTTTCCATCCTGTACAAATCCATATTGACCATCACGATACACACGTAACCAATCCAAAGATTTACCAATCATAAGCGTTGTGTAATATCCCTCAGGTAAGTTTTCAAGATTCTCACCCAACGGATTGAATGTACCATCTGGCAACAGTGGCGACGGTTGTTTAAATAATTCCCATCCCTCAGGTCGTTCAAGTTCAAAAATTCTAAACCACCAATGATCCATGTCAGGTGGGTTGGTATCCATTATCAAAGTTGGCTTAGTACAAGCTACACCGTCCTTCTTTGCAGGGAAACGACCTAATCTTGAGGTAACCATCTGTGCTGTATCTTCGTTTATTTCTCGTGCCTCGTTGATCCAAGCCCATGACAATTCCAACGAAAGAAGTGCTTTCAACTGATCAGGTCTGTCAAGCCCAAGAAATAAAATTTCACAGCGAACATCATTTACAGTCATTTCAAATACTAAGTCAGTCCACTTCATAACACCAAGATGACCAAACCAGTCTAAGAATGTTTTGATCGTTGTGTTCTTAAGCTCTTTGACTGTGTTCCTGATGATTGCACCTCTTGTGACTCTCAGTCCTTGCTTGTTTGGTTCTTGTAGGTGTGCTAGTCGTAGTATCTCAGCACAACACGATACAGATTTACCTGAACCGATTGCCCCCATGATCGCCTTAACGAATGCATCAGACGCGTGAAACTTTTGCGCCGTTGGTGCTGCAGTATAAACAATCTTAATTTTATCAGCCATTACACCCTCGATTTTATTGTCAGCGTTTCTAAATCCAAAATCACATCAAGTCCCATGTCATTTACCAACGCTTTATGAAACGGAATTAAAGTTTTTTCAATTTCACTCACAGCCCCTACAACGTACAAAGTACCTTGACCTAACCTCAGGTATTCTTTTTCAGAGTTCGTGGCGTCAACACCTCTTATTTTGATTGTGTGGGGGTGTAATTTGATGGTTGGTGATGCAGAACTCAAATCTGTACAGTTAAAACCAAAGTGTTTTATCATTCTTGCCAGTTTTTTGTTTTTACTTTGATCCATAGTTCAGTTCCATTGTGATGTGTGATTGCTTTTGTAAATTATCTTTCTCGTAGTGTCCGTTCAGCTTTGAAATATTCTCCAATGCCTTTGCAGCCCCTGCTGAGTCGAACTTCCACATTCCAGTTTCTACAAATTCACCAAGCTCTTTGTCGTATTTCATAACAGCTTCACCCTGCATACAACGCTCATAAATTTGAACCCATTTGTTTCGTACAGTGTCAATGTCTGTTCGCGTTCTAATAGCCGTGTCTTCCCGTAATTCGGCTATTTTGGCTTGAATGCTAGGCTTTGTTAATAGCTGCGACGCCTTAACATTTGCAGCCGTTCCAGTATACCCAGCCAGTCTAACCGCTCTTGATCCGTTTGCTTCTTCCGCTTATTTCTAAAACGGCACTTCATCGTCATTATCTGTTTGTGATGGTTGCCGTTTTACTTTCCCGCTTTTTTTAACAACTTTTTGAATGATTTATAATCTTCATGATCTTCAAGAT